CTCGCCCCGCCAAATTGCATTTTGTGGTCGTTGAAAATTCATGGGTCGCACATACGATCCTGGCATAGCGCGTGCCGCTGTCGCCGACCTGGCGAAACTCGGATACGACGCCACGGCCAGGAAGTACAACGTAACCACCCGCACGATCCGCAACTGGGAAGCGCGCCACAAGTCGAAGGCGACCAAGGCCCGACGCAAGGCGATTGCCTCCATCCCACTCGACGCGCTCAAGGCGCCCGATGTCAGAGGGCAGATCGCCGAGACGGTCCGCAATGCCCTAGCGCGCCTCAACCAGCTCATCCAGGTGGAGGACGACCCGAAGAAGGTTGTGGAGTGCGCGAAGAGCTTGGGCAGCCTCCTGGTGGAGGCTGAGGCCCTTGGCGTCTGTGGTCCGGAGGAGCCGAGTGATTGAGCTCCATATCCCGCGTCGAGCAACTGAGGCGCCAGCGCGCCAGGCTTGAGGCGGCGCGAGAGGAGCGCCGAGCGAGAAGGGCGGCGCCAAGAGAAGGCGACATCGCGTCGCTGACAGCGCTCCAGGTGGTGCCAATCGCGCACCCTGGCTGTGATGAGCCGTTCTGGCTTGCGCCATACGCTGACGTCTTGGACGAGGCAGTAGGCGGTGGTCTCGAGGTAGTTGTCTCTGCCCCTCCGCAGCACGGCAAGACGACGATCACAACCTCAGCGCTGGCTCTGCATCTGGCGCGCAGGCCAAATCTTCGATTCGCATATGCGACATACAACTCAGACCGAGCGCTTAGCGTAGCGCGCGACTTCAAACGCGTAGCGTTCAACCTAGGGCTTGACCTTTCGGGGCCCGTCGAAGCCCCCCGCACGTCGGAGGGCGGCGGCGTCGTATTCGTCGGCCGCGGCAGCTCGCTGACTGGCGAGCCAATCACAGGCTTCGGCGTTGTTGACGACCCGTTCAAGGACGACGTCGAGGCCAAGTCGAAGGCGATACGAGATCGCGTCGACGAGTGGCACTCAAAGGTTTGGCATACGCGCCTGCATCCTGGCACATCCCAGGTGGTCATGGCGACGCGGTGGGCCCATGACGACCTGTCTGGGCGGCTCATCCGCATGGGTTGGCGCTACGTCAACCTAAGGGCAATAGCCGGTCACAATGACCCGCTTGGCAGAGAGTTTGGAGAGGCGCTCTCACCTCACTGGCCCCTAGCCACACTGCTCGCGAAGAAGCGGCGCAACCCACGCGGCTTCTCGGCAATGTACCAGGGCGAGCCAATCGAAGACGGGGAGACGGTATTTGGCCCCCCTCGGTTCTTCGAAGCCATCCCAATCGGCGCCCGCGTCGGTATAGGCGTTGACCTAGCCTTCACCGCGTCAACGAGTTCAGACTGGTCTGTCATCTGCGTGATGCTCGCCGTTGACGAGCTCGACGAGGATGGAGAGGTCACAGCGACCTACTTCATCATCGACATGGTTCGGGTGCGCGAGAAGGCGCCGGACTTCAACAGGCGTCTTGAGGCAGTCAAGAAACGCTATCCAGGAATCAACCCGCTTTGGCTTCGTGGCGGATTCGAGCACGGCGTGGCCGACTTCATCCCGGTGGAGGCTGAGGTCGTCAATCGGGACAAGCTGGTGCGCGCCACTCCGGTGGCAACCGATTGGAACGCGGGGCGGGTCTTGATTCCGCAGTCAGCTGAGTGGGCTGACTCAAACTTCATCGATCGCGTGCAGAAGTTCACCGGCGTAGGCGACGAGGTGGACGACGAGATCGACGCGATGGCGGCGGCGCACCGGTCGCTCCTGAAGCGCCGATCGACTGGATACTACTCGGAGCGGGAAGACTCCGAATTCACAAGGTAGTGATGGCAGACTCACAACGAGAGAGATACGTTCCGATCGCGGTTGAGCAGTCGGACACGCTTGTCTTTCGTGAGCCATCCATCTGGTCGGATTCGACCGCCCTCTGGACTCCCTCCCAAATCTCCAACGCACTCAGCGCCGCAGACGCCGGCATCCTGTCGGACGCCGCGGACCTGTGCGACGCGCAGTGGACCGACGACCGCATCAGAGGCACGCTGCAAACGCGAGTCAATGCGCTCCTCGGGTTGAACAACGACGAGAAGCTGGACTTCACCGGGGACTCAAAGCGAGTCGTGAAGGCCATTCGCGAGGACTGGTGGCTTTCGGCCCCAGAGACCGAGCTTGGTAAGCTGATCCGCTGGGGTCTCCACCTTGGCATCGGCTTCGCCCAGCGCAAGGTCGTGAAGGCGCCAAGTGGCAGGTGGGTGCCAAGACTCAACACTTGGAACCCGCGCCACTTCTGGCAGGACTACTTGACGGGACTCTGGAACACCACGGACCGCGACGGCAACCGGATTGAGATTCGGCCCGACGATCCGCATTGGATCACCTTCTGCCCGTATGGCGAAGAGCGCCCGTGGGCCGAGGGGACGTGGCGCGCCTGCGCGCTGTACTGGGCGATCAAGACCTACGGGCTGCGAGCTTGGGGCAAGCACAATGACCTACACGGCTCCGGGTCACTGGTTGGCAAGGCTGCGCCTGGCGCCAACAAGGCAGACCGCACAAGCTTCTGGAACGACCTCAAGTCGATGGGCAGGACGGCAAAGATCGTTCTTCCAGACGGCTACACGCTAGACATTCTTGAGGCAGAGTCGAAGACCGAAGAGACATTCGTCAAGAGCGGAGAGCGGGCGGACGTGGCAATCGCCATCATCCACCTTGGTCAGCCGATGACGACCGAGGTGCCGAAGGGTGCCCAGACCGGCAGCGAGGGCGCACGGGCGGTCAGGCAAGACTACCTCGAGTTTGACGCTGAGCAGCTCGCCACGTGGGTCCATGACAGGCACCTGCCCGCGTGGGCGCAGTGGAACTTTGGAGACTCGTCTCTTGCGCCGTGGCCACGCTTCAACCCGAGCCCACCTGTCAACCTGCAACTCGAAGCTAACACGCTGGCGGCGCTGGCTGGCGCCATTGAGAAGCTGTCGATGCAGGCCCCAGAGGGCATGGAACTGGACAAAGAGGCGATGTTCTATCGATACAACATCCCTCTGAAGCCAAAAGACTCTAACGCAACCCCCACCGGGGGGGGCAGCTCTACCAATACCATCTCACCTTCGGGTGTGTGACGACAAACGAGGTCCGGGCGCGCCTCGGTCTTCCCTCCTGGGAGGGTGGAGACGAGCCGCCTAAACCTGTGGCGCTGGATGTCAAGGAACAGCAACAGCAATGAAACGAATATCTGTCGCTTCGGCCCAGGCTATCACAGCCGCTGGGGCGGGAGAGGTGCGCGAACAGCGTGCGTTCGATAAGACTGGCGCTCTCGCGATTGAGCCTGAGGCGTTGACCATTCTCTTCGACCCGTTCGAAGACGAGGACGAAGACGAGGTTGAGCGCGTCGGCGATATGGCAGTGGTCGAGATTGAAGGCCCGCTGATGCAGTCGGACGACTGGTGGTTCGACTCCTACGAGGCGATCCGCGAGCGCTGCGACAAGGCCATGGCTTCCGACGCTCCAACGGTCTGCCTCAAGATCAACAGCCCTGGCGGCATGGTCGCGGGGCTCTACGAGCTATGCGATCACATCACCAAGCGCAAGACGGAGTCAGGCAAGACGCTGGTTGCCTACGTCGACGGGACTGCCTGCTCTGCCGCCTACGCGCTGGCGTGCACCGCTGACGCCATCTACTGCCCTGAGACTGGGCGCGTTGGTAGCGTAGGCGTGATCCTATCGGTCACATCATTCGCCGAGGCCTACGCCGCAATGGGCATCAAGACCGTTGTTGTGGCCTCTGGCGCTCGCAAGGCTGATGGGCACCCGAAGACGCCAATCACAGAAGACGCGATCAAGTCGTTCCAGGCTGACGTCGACCAACTGGCAACCATCTTCTTTGATCGTGTTGCTGCGTGGCGAGGCCTCAAAGCGGCAGATGTAAAGGCGATGGATGCGGCTGTGTTCATCGGCGCGAAGGCAAAAGACAAGGGTTTGTGTGACGTCGTTGGCTCGTTCGACGACGTTGTGAGCAAGTATGGCGGCGCCGTTGTGTCCGATGGTTCGGGCGCGTCCGCTGAAGGCAATTCGGCGGCCGCGGTCGCCACAGAAAACAAAGAGGTTAGGCTCATGGACCAAGCCATCATGGAGGCCCTTGGCCTCCCTGGCGACGCCAAGGACACCGCAGTGCTTGCGGCCGCGACGAAGTTGAGCGCGGAGCACAAGGAACTGCTGGGCCTGATTGGCGCCGAGAACATCGACCAAGCCAAGGGCGCAGTTGCCGCCTGGAAGCTCAACAGCGCAGCGCTTGAGAAGGCGAGCAAGGAACTCGCCGACGTCAAGGCCGAGCGCGAGGCGAAGGACCGGGCAGAGTTGATGTCCGCGCTCTCCGCCAAACTGACGCCCGCAGAGATGGAGGCCAATGCCTCCGAGTTCGCGGCGATGTCGGTTGACACGCTGCGCGTAGTTGCTCGTGTCGCGAAGCCCACCGGGGCGACTCCATCCGATGTGCTCCCGAAGGAGCCAGCGGCCCCCACCGTGCGGCTCACTGAGTCGCAACGCCGAGCCGCCGCGTCGGCAGGAATTCCCGAGGACAAGTTTGCTGCGCAGCTCGCCGAGCTCGCGAAGGAAGGTGCGTGATGACTGCTCGCTCCAAAGACGAAGTACGACAGGAAATGGACGGCGGAGCAATGCCGAACACGCTCCCCGCCGCGATGAAGACAAGCCAGACCTTCTATATGGGGTCGCTGATCTGCATCGACACCACGACCGGCTACGCGGTTGTGGGCTCCACAGCAACAACTCTAATCCCGCTCGGTGTCTACCAGGGCGCGGCTGTCACAAACTCAGGCTCTTCTGGAGCCAAGAACGTGACCGTGTACCCAGGCGTCTTCCGCTTCGCGAACAGCGCCGCTGCTGACGCGATTGCTGTCACTGAGATCGGGCAGAAGTGCTACATCGTCGACGACAACACCGTTGCGAAAACGGACGGAGGCGGAACGCGCTCGCAGGCCGGCACGGTTGTCAACGTTGACGCCGCTGGCGTGTGGGTTTGCGTCGGCCCCTACCCGATTCCCGATGCCACCTACGTGACGCTCACTGGCTCCCAGACGCTCACCAACAAGGTGCTCACGGCTCCGACCATCAGCGCGCCAACCATCACCGGCTTCAAGGCCGCCTCGCTCGGAAACGCTAGCTTCGTCGCCAATGACTGCGCCCTTGCGGTGACCGGCGCCAACTCGGGCGGGTTCTACTCGATCAACACCACTGCTGGAGCCTCCACAGTGTCGCTTTCGGCTGGTGCAGGCCTCGCCGCTGGGCACTACTTCTACTTCGTGGCCGATGGCACGAAGAACGGCCACACAGTGACCTACCGCGACGGCTCGACGGCGATCAGTTCGGCAAAGACAGCGAGCAAGCGCCACTGCGTCAAGGTGATCTACGACGGAACGGCCTTCTACGTGGTCGGCGAGATCAGTCCGTGATCGTGAGTAAGTGGTAGTCAACACCAACTGACACCTGACCGAGGGGCTCGCCAATGTGGCGGGCCCTTCGCTTTTGGAGAGTTTCAATGTCTGGAATCGCAAATCCATCGCAGTTGCAGAACGCGCGAATCGTCATCTCGACAAGGGTGCGAGACGCGTACAACGCAGTCCCCGACAACCTTCTCTGGTACAAGCTTCTGGCCGAGGAGATCCCATCGACGTCGGACGCTCAGGCCTACTTCATCGAGCACATGCTCCCCCGCATGCGCAAGTGGGTAGGCTCTCGCCTGGTCCGTGGTCTCAAGCGCGAAGCTGTGACCGTGGTCAACGAGAACTACGAGGAGACCATCGGCATCCCCGTCAATGACGTGGAAGACGACCGATACGATCCGTACCGCTCCTCCATGGACGCCCTCGGGCGCGCCGGAGCGCTGTGGCTCAACGATCTCGTCTACTCGGCGATCATCAACGGCGGCACCACGACCTGGATTGACGGACAGCCGTTCTTCCACGGGTCGCACCCGCTGACGCTGCAAGACGGGCTGTCGACCACGCAGAGCAATCTGCACACGTCGATGTCTCTCACCGCCGCGAACTTCGGCACCGTCAGGGCCCGCATGCGTGCTCTGAAGGGCGAAGACAACCAGCCACTCGGCGTCGCCCGCGGCAACAAGCTGATCCTCGCCGTCCCGCAGGAACTTGAGGACACAGCGAAGCGCATCGTCAACGCCGACACCGTTGGATACCTGTCCAACAGTTCGTCGACGGCCAGCGACTCGAACATCTACAAGGACGCGGCTGATGTGCTTGTGCTCCCCGAGCTCAGCGCCGACAGCGCCACGACCTGGTACGTGTTCGACGCAATGGCACCGATGAAGCCCTTCGGCGTTCAGGTTCGCCAGCGCCCCGACTCCGTTGTGGTGCTCAATCGCCCGACCGACCCCAACGTCTTCTCTGAGGACGTTGTTCTCTTCGGGACCAAGGGCCGAGGCGCGCCCGTCTACGGCGTGTGGCAGTGCGCCGCCAAGTGCACGGCCTGATAAGCCGTCAACCGTGTTCGTTTCCGTGTGAGGTAATCGATGAAGATCAAGATCCGCTCAGTTGGCCGTGACCAATTCTGGAGCGCTGGACGCAAGTGGAACAAGGATGGGACGATCGTCGAGATCATCCCGACCGTCGCTACGCCTCGCAAGTTCCTTCGGGCGAAGTTCGACGAGCGGGCGCAGTGCTACTGCCTCGACGAGTCGAAGATCGCTGACGGGGAACCCATTCCGCAAATCTCCATCCGTGGGACTCGCGCCTACTGGAAGGGAGACAAGATGGTGGTGCGTGTCGACGAGTCGAAGCGCCGCAAGATCAAGGACGGCGGCGCGGAACGCGAGGTCGTTGAGACGATCCCCGTTGAGTACGACGTACTGACCGAACTCGACTTCCCGACCGTCGACGGCGACTATCAGAAGTGGTGCAACGAACTTCGACGCCAGCACATCGAGGCCGACCAACTGACCGAGTCCGACCTTCAATGCATCTCAGCAGACAATCGGTTCCTTGCGATTGAGAGCGCCGAGCCCATCCAGCTACCTAGCAAAGCGAAGAAATGACCGCCTATCCTACTCGCGCCCAACTCTACCAGTTCGGGATCAACAGTGCGGCACTTTCAAACGTGCCGACTGCTGACCAGGACGCAGCCCTAGAGTCGACGAGTAGGCTTGCTGACACGTACTGTCGGCCACGACATGAAACGCCGTTTGCATCCCCGTATCCACTCGAGATCGTGCGCGCCGTGTGCGCGATCGCAGCGTGGGACCTGCTCAGCGTCAGAGGCTACAACCCCGACCTTGGGGACACGCTTTCGGCAAGGGCAGAGCGGGCGATTCAATGGCTACGAGACCTCGGGGCTGGGCGTGCGCATCTCGACACATCGGCGGACGCAACTCCGTCAGTGCAAGAGTGCGCCCCGCTCATCAGTAGTGATGACCCTGTGGACTGGTTCGCGTGAACCTTGACGGGCTCGCCGCGACTCTGGCGCAACTGGGGGAGCCGCAACAACTCGCGAGAGAGCTAGCGCCATCGTGTGCGGAGTCCGCAAATCGATATGTGGTGGCTCAGATCAAGAGCAAGTTCAGACGCAGGACCGGACGACTGCTATCGAGCGTCGGAAGCATTCCAAGTGGCGACGGATTCCGAATCATGGTCTCTGCAGAGTACGCGGCCGCGCTCAACTGGGGCTATCGCTTCAGTGATGGGCGTGAGTTGCCAGCGCGACCATTCGTCCCGTCGCAGGAAATTCCCGCCGGTCTTGCGTCGACGTTTCAGCGCAACCTGACAAAGCTAGTCAAGGACAAGTTGGGCTAATGCTCGCCGAGAACATCGCAGCGATCGAGTCCTATCTAAGCGGCTCAGGGATCACCTTCGGCATAGGCAAGAAGGCGCTCGCGGTCAACGACGCGCCGCCTCGCGTCGTGTGGGATGTGCTCGATGCTCCGCTCGGCCCGCCCGATTGGAGCGACAACGACTACGACGCCATCTACACAAGGTTCCAGGGTCTTGAGGCGCATTTGTGGGGCGCGTCTTTGGCGCAAGCTGAGACGTTGTTCCACAACCTGATCAAGGCTTGTCGCACGAAGATTGGCGGGCCAGGCCTCGTCATTGGAACTGCCAAGTGGGCCGAGGACGCAAACTCGCAGCTTGGCTGGGTGGTTGTGCTCCCAATCCAGATCAAGATCCCAGTGCTCGACAAGTTGCTGACAATGCCACCCACCCCGAGCGATCCGGCGACGCAGCCAGCCGCCAACACGCAAGTGACCATCGTCTCTGGGACACCAGCCGCCTCGCAGGCAAACCTGATCGCGGCCACACAAAACTTCGACAAGCCCTAAGAGGTAGACAATGGAAGAGCGCGAATCGCCTGCCATCAAGGCGGGGAAGCCGAGTTGCGCCACGAAGCCAGAGGTCAAGACTCTGACGGAGTGGGCAAAGCTCAAGAACACAAGTGACTGGGACCTCGCCGGCGTTCGCTGCGAGTCATTCTTCAACACCATCAACGCAGAGTGCACAGAGGCGCAATACGACGCAGCGCTGGCTAAGTTTCGCGGCACACGCGTTGGCTATCAGGTGCTCAGCGGAAAGAACGGCGGTGACAAATGACCGTCCCGAATCGCACGATCACAATCAAGAACGGCGGCAATGGCGTCGCTCCCACCGGGAACACGCGATACCGTGCCATCATCGGAACGTCATCGACTGGATCGATTGACACCCCCACAGTATGCACCGCTCCAAACCAGGTATCTGACACCTTCGGGATTGGCCCGCTCGTTGACGCGGCGAAGTACGAACTTGATGCAGCCGGAGGCGTTGTCGTCGTCATCCGCACCAAGGACAGTGTTGCTGGCGCCATCACCACGGGAACCGCGTACGAGTCCGGAAGCGGGACTTGCACCTGCACCGGCACGCCCAACAACCGCTACCTGCTCACCGTGCAGATCACGACCGCAGGCAACCTTGGCGTGGCTGTGTTCAAGTACTCGCTAGACGACGGCCCAGGCGACGACGAGAAGAATTGGTCTTTGCCAGTCGTGGTCCCCTCTGGCGCGACCTACGTCATTCCCAACACCGGACTGACGCTCACCTTCGGCGGCACAGCGTTCGCGGTCGGCGACGAGTTCTACTTCTCGACCACGGCCCCCTCGGCGCAGTCCGCCGACCTACAAGCGTCGTTCGTGGCGCTCCAAGCCTACACGGGCAAGTGGGAGTGGGTGCATGTTGTTGGCGAGACCACGGCAGCAATCGCCGCCGCTGTCGACACCAAGATGACGTCCTGCGCGACGGCTCACAAGTACCGCTATGCGATTCTTGAGGCGGTCGATGTCGACATGATCAGCACCGTCACTGCGACTGGAACAACCCCGCCCACAGTGACGATCGCTGGGATTCCACGCGGCTCGTGGAGCATGCAGATCGACATCACGACCGGCGGCGTACTCGGCACTGCTGCCTTCAAGTACTCCATCGACAACGGCAACACGTGGTCAGACGCAATCACGACCACCGTTGGCACTGGCATCAACCCGCTCGGCAACACGGGCCTGACCGCGACCTTCGCGTCTGGCACCTATAACACCGACAACCTCTACACGTTCAACACGTGGGACAAAAACGAGGCCGCGTGGGTCACTGCTCTGCAGAGCGCCTACTCCTCCACGTCTTCGGACCGCGTGATGGTGTGTGCAGGATTCGGCGAGGTGACCCTCACCGATGGCAAGGTGCAGCGCCGCCCAATCGGCTGGGGCGTGTCCGCCATCCAAGCGCGCAAGACCATTAGCGACGACACTGGTCAGGTGATTGACGCTGGGCCGCTCCCGAGTTTCATCACCATCTCTCACGACGAGGCCGCCGTTCCTGGGCTCGACGACTCGCGATTCTGCACGAGCCGATACTGGGACAAGATTGCCGGCTGCTACGTCAACCAGGGTCGCACGCTCGCCATTGCTGGAAGTGACTACGACCTCATCCAGTACCGCGAGGTGATGGACGCAGCTTGCGAGGCCCTCGACACCGCGATGGTGATCGAGGTCAACCGCAAGATCAAGGTGGACTCCGCGACCGGCTATATCCTTGAGACTGAGGCGCGCGCCCTGGAGAACAAGTTCCTCTCTGCGCTCAAGTCGGCAATCGTCGCCCCTGGTCACGCAAGCTCGGTGACCTGCTCAATTCGACGCGCCGACAACATCCTATCGACTCGCCAGATCAACGTTGATCTGGAAGTGATCGGCGTCGCGTACGCCAAGACCATCGCCGCAACCATCGGCTACAAGAACCCGGCGATCACCGTCGCCTGAGATGAGGGACCATGGCTGATACATCGTTCCCGAACGTGAACGGGATCACCTGCGACTTCGCCTCTGTGCGGGCGAACATCGACGGAGAAAACTACTTCCTTGGAAGTATCAACTACTCGCACGAATGCACGCCTGGTGAGGTCGAGGGCAACGACGCAATGCTACTCGGTACCACTACGGGGCGCTACAAGGCGAACGGCAGCGTTGAGGTCTACAAGGCCACAGCAAACGCCATTCGCGCGAAGCTTGGCGACGGGTATCTGACCAAGCGCTTCCCGATCACGGTCAACTACCAGCCACCAGGCGGAGCCGTGATGACAGATGTGCTCGAGTACGCGCGCATCGTCAAAGAGGACGACTCACACTCAAAGGGCACAGACGCCCTTGTTGAGAAGTGGGATTTGCACATCATGAAGATCGTCAAAAACGGCGTGCAGCCGTTGCCAAATCCGCTCTACTGAGCGACCAACCGTGTTCGTTGAGGTGTTGTTATGATCGAACCCATCAGTGCTGAGAAGTACCAAGAGCTTGCCTCCAAGTACGGTGACCTGTACGAGGCGAAGACCCCGCAGGGCACAATCATCTTCCGGCATCCCAAACGCGCAGAGGTCGAGGCGCTGCACGTCAAGGCCAAGGCGGCGCACAAGGACGCCGGCCCGATGCAGCTCTACATCCAGGATGAGTTCGCGCTCATGCTGGCCGTGTACCCAGAAAGGCCGATCCTGACAGCGCTCTTTGAAAAGTATCCGCTTCTGTCGGGCAACGTCTACGTCGCGATCAGCAACGTGGCAGAAGGGGACGAGACGGCCCGCGCAAAAGCGCCACCCGTCAGTTCTTCGGAGTAAGGGCCAATCTCTACCACTCAGCGCTAGCCATATCCGCTTTCCGCGCAGGGAAAGACGACGAACAGGCGCTGGTGGGCGCGCTGCTGGAAGCTGAGAAGATCGAACTACTGCGCATCATCGCTCGTTGCCTCGGAGCCAAGATAGAATGAGCACCATAGTCCAAGACGTCAAGCTGAACGTCGACTCATCGTCGGCGAAGAAGGCCGCTGACGAGACTAAGAGGCTCGCCGATCAAGCGCGTAGCGCCTCCGACGCAACGGCGAAGTTGGCAGGGGCGTCCAGCGTAAAGATGGTCGGCTCTGTCAACGTTCTCGGTAAGGTGGCAGAGGCGTATAATAAAGCAGCGGCTGCGGCAGACAGGCTGGCAGTAAGAACGGCAAAGGCTGCATCTGCAACGTTGCGGAAAGAAGAGGGGGCCATAACGGCCGCCGTTTCGGAGCGCGTCGCTCTGCTGGACAAGCAAGCAAAACTGTCGGAGAAGGCCGCGTCTTTTGCCAAGAAAGAACAGGCCGCGCACGCTGCCAACAAGGCCCTTCCGCTCGTTGGTAGGCTGACCGGCGCCGCCGACACTGGCAAAGATGCCAGGTACGGTGTTGCTGGCACAAGCGCTGGTGCCGTCATGTCTCGCCTTCTAGGTGGCGCCAACAGACTCTTTGGAGCTGGCGCGTCCGACACGATTCTTGAGCTATTCGGAGGAGTGCAAAAACTCGACGGCGCCTTGGGTAAGGTGGGCATGTCGATGTCAGGCGTGATGACAGCAGTCGGCATTGGCGCCGCGGCCGCTGTCGTCGGAGTACTCGCGCTGGCCGCTGCCATTGGAACGGTAGTCGTAGGCCTCGCGACCCTTGCCTACCAAGGCGCCGCCGCCTTCTCCAAGTTTGCGGTGCAGACTGCAACCTTCCGCGAAGACTCGCTGATCGCACTTGAAGCGATGCTCAAGAGTCGAGGCGCCGCGGAGGATGCGTACAACGCAGCCGTCAAGTTCGCAGCCAAGACGCCGTTTGAGACCACAGAAGTGCTCACCGCCTACAAGCAACTCTTGGCAGGTGGCTTCAAGATGGACGAGCTTGAGCGCGTGATGACCGGCGTCGCGGACCTCGCCACCATCGCAGGCAAGGACAAGGTTCCACAGCTCGTAGCGGCCTTTGCCAAACTTCGTGGAGAGGGCAAGCTCACAGGAGAGACCATCGAGCGCTTGCGCGATGCTGGCCTCCCCATGGCTGAGGTCGCCAAGAAGCTTGGAGTCAAGGACGTGTCCAAGCTCGGCGACAGCAAGATTGCATCAGCGAAGGCGCTGGACGCCATCCTCTCCGTCATCAACGACAAGTTTGGTGGCGCCGCCGACAAGACGTCCAAATCTCTCGCGGGCCTCTGGTCGTCTCTATCCTCCCGCCCGTTCGAACTCTTCGACAAAGCCCTAGCCGAATCAGAGAAAAGTGGCGGCGGGCTTGCGTCCATGATCTCAACGATCAAGGCCGCTGTGTCTGGCATGAATGACGCGTTTGACGCCAACTCTGATTCGGGCAAGACCGTAGTCGGCGTCATCAACGCCATTGGTGGTGGGCTCAACGTCATCGCAACGCTCGCCAAGGACCTTGGGACTGGACTGCTCGAAGGCATTGCCAAGGGCTGGGCAGAGGCCGGCGGCGAGGAGTCGGCGAACGCTTGGGCAAAGATCGACGCCAAGGCGCTAGGTGCGGCATTTCGCGAGGTTGGCTCCGCGATCGGCTACGCTGTCGGTGGAGCCGCTGCGCTCATCACGGCTATTGGGCGCCTCAAGAATCACGGCGAGGAAGCCAAGGCCATCTTGATCGGCATCGCAGTCGCGGCCGCCGTGGTGGGCACTGTGCTCGCTGGCATTGGCATCTTCGCGTTCATGGCGTTCGCGCCAATCCTGGTGCCTCTTGCTGTGCTTGGAGTCGTAATCGCTGGCGTTGCAGTGGCGCTCCTGGCAATCCCAATTGCCATCGCAGCAGCAGCCGCAGGCGTTGCCTATCTGGTCTCCCAGGTACTCGGAGCTACAGCCGCATTCGGAGGCCTTAGCGGGGCAATGTCAAGCATTGGCATAGGCTCCGGGGGACCATTCTCCGGGGTGTCTTTGCCAGGCGGCTTCAACCTGTCGAGCTCCGTGCCTGCGCCATCTGCGATGATGTCAGCGACTCAGCCAAACGGCGGGCGCGGTGGTGGCGATACCTCCGTGGTGAACAACATCACAGTAAGCGGCGTAGGCCTCGACCTTGCCCAGCTCGCACAAATGATTCGCTCGCAAGTCGCGGCCGCATTGACGGACCTCGCTCCGGGGGCGGCATGAGCGGCGACGCTTTCGGCCCCTGGCCTGGCGATCCAGGAGGTGGCGGCGGGACTACCGGTGGGGACGGTGGCAACACCACGCCCGCCAAGATTGATGCAACCCCACCTTGGGGAGCTTCGGACCTAGACGATCAGATGACCCTCGCCGGTGTCATCCTGCCGGGTCTGGTGCGCTATGAGGGTGAGATCGGGCGCAAGCTAGACGTGAAGAACGCCAAGGGCAGCGACGGCGCCACGATCACGGACGACGGCTCGGACCCCGAGACGCTCGAATTCATGCTGTTGATGTGGAATGAGGACCAATGGAAGAGGTACTTCTCGGAGGCTCTACCACTCATCAACCCGAATAGCACCAAGGGCAAACTGACACCTGTCGACGTCGCCCACCCGGTGCTTGCGGCCCATGGGATCAAGCGGGTCTACGTCGAAAAGATGACCCTTCCGAAGCCTGGCAAGATCCCACAGACGAAAGAGGTCACCATTCGCCTTCGTGGCTGGAGACCTGAGCCAGTCAACCCGAAGAGTAAGAGCAACACGCCGGACAAGAGCGCTGGGTCGGGCTGGTACGAAGAGACGAAAACGGCCGGATCTGGCTGGACCGAGGGCAATAACCCAGTGGCTGGTGGCGCCGAGAAAATCAAGGAAGCCTACAGCAAGGACTCAAAGCCGTAATGCACGTCGCGGTGAACGGCAAAGCCATCGTTGACGGCCGCCTCGTGCTGCCGCTCGCGCGCGAATGGAGCGCCACGCTGGACGTCAATGCAACCGAGGCGATCAACGGTGCGGCAACCATCTCGATCGCCGATGGTGAGCTTCAGTTCGTCGGCACTGCGAGGTCAGAGATCGTCAACGGTCGGTGCAAGATGAAGCTCATGGCAGGAGCCGGCGGAATCACTGGCGCAATCGCCGGCAAGAGCTACTACCGCATCAGCGCGCGGAATCTTATTGCCGACATCCTTGCGGAAATTGGCGAGACACTTGGACCCGTATCCGGTCTCGACGTCGAGCTTGTGCACTGGATGCGCGCATCGGGGCCAGCGTCTCGAGAGCTTCGCGTGCTCTTCGCGAGCCTTGGTCTGGGATGGCGCATGAACCCAAGCGGGACGCTTTGGTGTGGAGTTGAGTCCTGGCCAGAGACGGCGATGAAGAAAGAAACCATCCTTCGCGAAGACCCAGCCTCTGGTGAGTATGAGATCGCGGCGAACGTGCCGAACATCTTCCCAGGAGAGACCTGGGATGGTCGAAGGGTGCGGACAGTGACGCACACGATCGCAGGCTCGACGCTTCGGACAACACTATCAACGGCGACCCAATGATCGACAAGATGCGCGCAGCAATCGAAGAGATTGTCGGCGAATACCTTTGGTCGATTGACACTCACGCGCTCTACCCTGGCACCGTCAAGGCGCAGCATGCTGACGGGTCAATGGATGTCGCTCTTGACGATCCGAGGTTCGGCCCTGGGCCGATGCACGTGCCCTACCGGTCCGGCATTCCAGGCGCGACGGTGACCGTGCCAGTGGGCGCCCGCGTGTGCGTTGGATTCGAGGCGCACAGGCGAGACCTGCCGCGTATCCACGCGTTTGGCGAGGGCACGCCCATCACAGTGAAATTCGACGCATCGTCCAATATCACAATCGAGGCTTCGGAGGTTACTCTCGCCGGAGGAGCCACCGGTGCCTCACCAACCGAACACGCCACGAGCGCTGAGGCTGTGGTCAACCTGATCGTGTCGACGCTTGTTGGGTTGGCAAACACATACCCCGGACCGTGGATAGGGGCAGCTATCGCAGCGGGCACACCCGTCGCCATGAATGCCACGCTTGCTGCTGCGTCGGCTGCGTCGATTGCCCCCTATGCGGTCGCGTTGAATGCCGCTCTTGCGGCGAAGACGCCAAACACTACAGGGCTTGTGCCGAACGTCGGCTGGCCGAATGTGAGGGGCGGATGAGTCTCCCGACGCTTGCGGCGAAGTACCTGGCCCTCATCAATGGCGCTGACTACGCTGGCGCGCAAGCGCTTGGCGACGCAATGACGGCGTTTGCTGGCGCGCTCGCTTCTGCCCTCGATGACGTGTTCACCGAAGAGGGCGGGATGTGTATCAAGCTGATCAACAAGACGGGAGTCGCCAGCGTCAAGGGTCAAGTTGTGCAGGCAGACACCACAACAGACGAGGCATACGCCGTCAACGCGATCAACTCCGACATGCCAATCGGCATCGTCTACGACGCTGGGGTGGCAGACGGAGGTAGTGTGAGAGTGGTAGTCGCCGGCAAGGCAGACGTTCTCGTTGACTCCGCGCAGACGATCGCGCGAGGGCGTGTCGTCTATTCGTCTGGCACTACGGCTGGACGTGTCGACTCGGCTGCTTCGGTGCCAGCTGCCACTACCCACTTCCGCGAGTGTGGGCACATGCTCGAAAACAAAACCAACACGGGCTCGACGCTGTGCCGCTGCGTCCTGCACTGGAATTGACGATGGTTGACCCCTACGGCTTCGGAACTGACATCTCCTGCTATCCAGACCTTGATCCGTCGTTCGCCGAGATCAATGGTGTGCAGGTGATCGCAGAGTCGACCATCAGAAGGTGGCAAACAATCCGAGGCGAGTGTGCAGACGACCCAGACGCGGGTGAGGATCTGCGCATCTGGCTAAATCGCAAGTGGACGAGAAAGAACGGATACGACCTCAAGATCGCTCTTGAACGAGAGGCCGAGAAGGATGAGCGCGTACTGTCGTGCGCTGTCGCTCTTGAGCTTGTGAATCAGAACGCGATCGAGATCACGGCATCCTTCGAGACGGTCAACGGCGCATTCGACTTGGTGACCACGATCGATACCGTGACCGCAAAGTTTCTTGGCATCGAGGTGACAACGTGACGACTCTTGCCGATCTAATCGCCGCCAAGACACAGCAACAGACCTTCGACGAGCTTCTGACGGCCCTGCGCAGCGTCGGATTCCCCACGACGTCTTGGCACACAATGGGCGTCCCGAGACGCATCCTGTGGGCAACCGCGGGGCTTCTTGCGTCAACACGGACACTGATTGGTGAGATTGCTAAGGGCAGTCTTCTCGGACAGGCGACCGGCGACTGGCTGACGCTTTTCGCGGAGTCGCAGTACCAGGAGCCGCGCACGGCAGCACGTTCCGCGTGGGTGACGTGCACCATGTACGCGCCGACCGGCATTGGCCCCTACACCATTGCCGCTGGGTCGATCTGGCTGACGACGGAGAGCGGGAAGCGATTCCGCAACATCACCGGCGGAACGCTGTCACCTGTCGGGTACTTTGAGGCCGTGTATGAGGCGGAGTACACTGGGGCCGCATACAACGTCGGCGACGGCGAGATCACCATTCTATCGACGTCACTGCCAGGCGTGACGTACCCGCCGCACACTGCCGTAAAGTCTACTGGAACCACACCGCCGACGCTGACGATCACTGGCACCGCTGCGTCAGAGTACGACTTCGACTTGGAGATCACGACCGGTGGAGCCGTTGGCGCCGCCCTTTTCCGCTGGAGAGCAAACGGCGGAGCGTGGACGACTGGCGTCACCACAAGCACGTCTCCTCCGTGCGCGCTTGGCGGTACTGGCGTTTCCGTCAGCTTCGCCGCGGGTACCTACGCCACAGACAACGTCTACGCCTGGACCAGTGGCGCCACGAGCTTCAACCCAACGCCTGACTGCATCGTCCAGGTTGGCCTTGACGCGCAGAGCGACGAGGCGCTGGAAGCTGTTCTAGCGGGCAAGTGGGCGACTCTAGCCTACGGTCAAAACGACGATTGGTACGTCTACTGGTCGCAGCACGAGCCTGACTATGGCCCGACGATCACGCGCGTACTTGTGGAGAGCAATCCAGGCACGCCCCCGGGAACAAACATCGTGCTGCTAACGCTTGCGACGGCTGATGGCGCTCCGAGCGCTGCTGCTGTCACGGCGATCAATTCGTGGATGCAAGCCAAGAAGGGCAATTGCATCACGCTCACCGTGGCAGGCGCAACAGAGACCTCAATCAATCTGACTGCGACGCTCTACGTTAGGACCGGCACAGCCACGGAGGCTGAAGCGGTTGCGGCGGCAACGGCATCGGTGGAGGCGCACCTGTCGAGTCTCGGAATATCAACCACGGCCAACCCTGTTCTTGTCTACCAGGACCAGATCAAGGACTCGCTGATCTACGACTCTTCGGCGATTCGAAACCTGACGCTGACGGCTCCAGCAAGTGACACGACGCTAAGCGACAAATGCGTGCCTGTGCTTGGGACCGTGGCTCTTACGGTGGTGTTTGTCTGATGGCTACCTCAGCGACAGACCTCTACCGCGCGCTCTTCCCGACGTGGTTTACGAGTGGGAAGTGGGGCGGAAGGTGGGCGACCGCGGTCGGTTCTATCTTCGACCCGCTCAAGGACCTAGCCAAGGAAGCTGTCAAGGCCGGATTCGTGCTCCACTGTGGAGACGACGCACTGTCCTACCACGGGCGCGCAAGGTCACTTCCTCGCTCCGATGGCGAGAGCGACGACGCCTACCGTTTGCGGCTCTCGCTGGCCTGGTCAACGTGGCAGTGGGCGGGCACGGACTATGGGATCATGCTCTCGTTTGAGGCGATGGGCTGGCTCATTACCCACCTTGAGGACCTCGAAGCGGGTGGATACTGGCCTGCGCTGTGGCCCACCAACTCGGCGGGTGAGCAAGGCAACGTGTGGGTGGTCTCGTGGAATGATTGGGGAGCCGCAACGCCTCCTGGATACACGATGGCAAGCTCAGACTTCTGGGTGATGCTCGACTATCACTCTCACGTCTCGGAGTTGCGCTGGACGGGCTGGATTCTAGGCGGCCTCGTGGGCCCGCCCCCTGGCTCATCGACGCCAACAATCGCTGAGGTGCGGGTCGGTGTCGCGCTAGCTCGAACGCCTGGTCCCGACGTGCCCGCAACGCGCCAGCAGGCGGCAATGTGCACCTATGGCGGAGACGCCGATCGCCTTGTGATGTTCGGCGGTCAGACAAACGCAGGAGTCAAGCTTGACGACACCTGGATCTGGTGGGAGCAGGCGGATTGCTGGACGCAATGCAATCCAACATCAGTGCCTGACGCCCGCTTCGGACACTGCATGTGTGAGTTCAAGGGCGCAGTGTGGATGTTTGGCGGAACGAAGGCGATAGGCGTTACTGAGGAGGTGTGGCGCTTCGTCGATGGCGAATGGTCGTATGATGCCGACGCCGGCATTGAGCGCACGGGCGCCGCCATGGCAGTGCTTGGGTCGAAGATGTACGTATTCGCAGGCAGCGACGGAGCTAATGCCGACAACGCCGGGCGAGAGTCTTCAGACGGATACTCGTGGTCAAGCTCGGAGGACTACCCGGAGCCAGTTGTCGGCCTGTCGCTTGTCAGCATGGGAGATCATCTGCTCGGCTTCGGCGGATACAACGGAGTCGCCACCTACTCAAGCAACCTATACAAGTTCACCGAAGCCGGCGGATGGGAAATCCTCGATGGAGGGAGCGGCCCAACTGGCAGGTACCTGCACGGAGCTGCGCGCATCTCTGACACTGAGATGCTCGTCTGGGGTGGGTTGTCCAGCGGAGGCTCACACATCGACGTTTGGCGATGGGATGGGCATGCCTGGCACCGCGAAGCGGACCTACCAACCGAGTGGTTCGGCGGGGCCTACTGCGGCTCATCGTTCAAGCGCACACAATGGCGCTGGGACGACGGCACCGAGTGGGACG